CAGAATCATATAAAAGAATTAGTAGTTTGACTGATACCTTACATCGTATGGGTTTTGATCATTTAATACGAGAAGATAATAAACCTATAGAACCTACACATTACATAGGTCGTAATGTTGTATGGTAGAAACAAACGTAGTTAGTTTTTATAGAAGTGTTCTAGATAGATACAGAAAAGGAACTATTCCTTTAGAAACTTTAGTGCGTTTAGAAATGATACGTAAGGGATATGATCCTAATAATTTAGATGACATTGAAACTTACTGGCAGACTGTTTTAATAGACGATGACACACCACCAGATAACCTACCGCCAAACGATAATAACGCCGCATAGGATTTAAATATGGAACACCAAATCAACGGACCTGTTTTTATAAAACAAAAAGTATCTGAATATATTATCAACGATAAAAAAGATAATGGATACTGGTCTTTAAAAGAAATTTGTTTAAAGATAGGTGAAAGGTATGGTGTCATGGCTGGTGTAGATGCTCGTGAAATAATATTAAAAGAAGTTGTTGGTATAGAAGATGAAGAAAGATATATTAATGATTCTATTCTTTCAGCTAAGAAACAAAAACAAATGCGGAGAATGACCAACCAAAATAAAAAGTTAGATGTGTTTGAAAATATATAAAAGGTATTATATATATCATAACTTCGTTATGAATAATATATATAATACTTTTAAAGTAGGAAGAAAATTATGTATTCTTTAATCCAAGGTTCTAAAGTACATGAATATAATTTATCTGAAAGTGATATCTCAGATATTCTAGATGGATATGATGCACTGTTTCACAACTTAGGATTTTCCACTGTTGTATCTGTATCAAACGAAACTCAGCTACCTAATATAAAAGTTATAGAAAATAACCAGCTACGTACTACCCTCTCCTTCCGAAAGGACAAGTAATGTCATCCGTAAATTCTTATTTAGAGACAGTCGATAGCACTGTGGTGTCTAAAGGTGTGTGCAATACTTGCCCATCTTCAGATGCCAATGTATTATTTAGTGATGGTCACCACTATTGCTTCTCATGTAGTACATATACCCCAGCCAATGAAACAGACATAAAGGAATACTCCATGCCTCAACAAGAAACAAGACAGACTAATCACGATTGGGAATACAATGAGTTAACTGATCGTAAGATTAAAATTGAGACAGCTAAAAAATATAATGTAATGTCTGAATCATATGGCTCAGATATAACTACACATAGTTATCAGTATCATTCTGTAGATGGTACTAAGCTAGGTGTGAAGATACGTAACGTAAAAACAAAAGAGATGTACTCTTCAGGTGACATCAAATCTGCCGCCTTATTCGGTCAGCATTTGTTCCCTAAAGGTGGTAAGTTTATTACCATTACAGAAGGTGAGTGCGATGCGATGGCAGCTTATGAACTACTAGGTTCAAAGTTCCCTGTTGTATCTGTTAAGACAGGTGCAGCTGGTGCATGTAGAGATATCAAACAGCAACTAGAATATCTAGATAGCTACGATAATATTGTATTATCTTTTGATGACGATCCACAAGGACAGAAAGCATCTCGTGAGATTGCTGCATTGTTTGAACCTAAGAAGGTTAAGATACAGAAGATGAATACATCTGAAGGATTGAAAGATGCAAATGATTATCTTAGGGCTGGTAAGTACGAGGAGTACAACAGACTTTGGTGGTCTTCTGAAGTGTATACACCTGCAGGTATTATTAACCTAGCTGATTTAGGTGATGATCTGTTTGATGATGGTGATCAAGAGACTTGTCTCTATCCTTGGAAAGGATTGAACGATAAACTTTATGGCATCAGAACAGGTGAGCTTGTTACGTTTACCGCTGGAACAGGTACTGGTAAGTCAAGTATCCTACGTGAACTTATGTATCATGTTCTATCTAATACAGATAGTAATATAGGTGTCCTTGCACTAGAAGAAAATGTAAAGCAAACTTGCTTTCATCTGATGTCAGTACCAGCTAACGATAGACTGTACCTTAAAGAAGTACGTGAAGGGTATGATCAAGATAAGTTACGTGAGTTTCAAAACCTGACTGTAGGTACTAGAAGGTTCTTCGCCTTTGATCACTTCGGATCAATTAGTAATGAAGAGATACTACAACGTGTTCGTTACATGATTAAGGCTATGGACTGTAGGTTTATTTTCCTTGATCATTTATCTATCCTTGTCAGTGGACAAGAGGAAGGTGATGAGCGTAGAAGTATTGATCTACTTATGACAAAGTTACGTTCACTCGTTGAAGAAACTAATTGTGCACTGCTATTAGTATCCCATCTACGAAGAACTTCTTCTGATAAAGGTGCGGAAGATGGTAAGGAAATATCTCTTGGTCACCTAAGAGGTAGTCAAAGTATTGCTCAACTGAGTGATGCGGTTGTAGCTTTAGAAAGAAACCAACAAGCTGACGATCCTACAGAAGCTAACACTACAAGAGTACGTGTTCTAAAGAATAGATATGCAGGAGATAATGGTATAGCTTGTGCATTACAGTTTGATAAAGATACAGGACGGCTCACTGAAATTGATCCTGATATCGAAGTTGACTTTGATTACAACAGCGAGTATGACAAACTCTATGGTGATGAAACCCCTAGATAAAGGAGTTAATGATGCAGGTAATCTGTGACATTGAAACCGATGATCTAAACGCTACATTAATACATTGTATTGTATGTAAAGATATTAACACAAACGAAATACATTCATTCTATGGCGATAGTCTACATACTTTTAATAAGTTTGCTGCTGGCGTTGATCATTGGATTGGGCATAACTTCTTGTCTTTTGATGCACCCATCCTTAATAAACTTACTGGCACAACGATACCAATTACTCAAGTCACCGACACACTGCTCCTCTCAAGAATGGACAGACCTGATAGAGAAAATGGACATTCACTTTCATCGTGGGGAGTAAGGGCTAAGTATCCTAAGATTGAGTTTCATGATTTTAAATTCTTTACAAAAGAAATGTTAGATTATTGTATACAGGATGTGAACTTATGTCACAAAGTCTACCTATATCTGATGAAACGTATGAGTAAACATTCTTCTGAAGCAGTACGTATGGAACATACTGTTAGGTACATAGTAAACCAACAAAAACAGAATGGTTTTAGTTTTAATTATCAAGAAGCTAACATGCTTGTAGCATCTCTTGAGTCAGAGAAACGATCTGTTGAACAAGAAGTTCATAAGACTATGAAACCATTAGCAACTTTACTTAAAGTTGTTACTCCTCGTATCAAGAAAGATGGAACGATGTCTACTGTTGGGTTGTCTAAGTTAGGTGATCATGCTGCTTATGTATCAGGTATGTTTTCTTTGATTGAGTTTCCTGAGTTTAATCTAGGAAGCCGTAAGCAGATAGCAAAGCAACTTCAGTTCAAAGGCTGGAAGCCTAGTAAGTTTACAGACAAAGGTAACATCATTGTAGATGAGGTTGTTCTTGAAAATGTTAAGCTACCTGAAGCCCAACTTATATATAAATTTCTTCTGCTACAGAAACGTATAGCTCAGATTAATAATTGGATCAAAGCATTCAACCATGACACAGGATGTATACATGGTGAGGTAAATACCCTTGGTGCAAATACCAATCGTATGACTCACAACTCACCTAATGTTGCTCAAACCCCTGCATCTTATTCACCTTATGGTGAGGAATGTAGAGAGTTATTTAAACATAGATCATCAGATCGTGTCCTAGTAGGATCAGATGCTTCTGGTCTAGAGTTAAGATGTCTTGCTCATTATATGAATGATGATTCATTTACTGAAGAGATATTGGATGGAGATATCCATTCTGTAAATCAAAAGATGGCAGGCCTTCCATCACGAGATGCAGCTAAGACATTTATCTACGCATTAATATATGGAGCAGGGCCAGCTAAGATGGGAAAGATTATAGGTGGTGGTAAAGCAGAAGGCCAACAAATGTTGGAGATGTATTTTAAGAAGTCACCTAAACTTAAACGTCTTATTGATAACGTAAAACGTACAGCACGAACAGGATATGTACGAGCCGTAGACAATCGTTTATTAAATGTACGATCTGAACATGCTGCTTTAAATCTTTTATTACAAGGTATGGGTGCAATAGTCTGCAAGTATTGGCTAATAGAAATCATGAAGTTAGTGTATAAAAATAAGTTAGATGTACTACTCGTTGCATCTATACATGATGAATATCAGTTCGATGTTTTAAATGATCATGCCTCTGAGTTTGCAGATTATACAAAACAAGCTATCAAGACAGTAGAGTCTCAGCTTAATCTTCGTTGTCCTTTGGATAGTGACTTCAAGATAGGGGCTAACTGGAGCCAGACACATTAGTAGATTAATAATAATATCTTTTTTAATCTTAACTACTGGATGTGCATTGCCCTTGCCTTATCAGTTAGCCTCATGGACAGTCGATGGTATGTTATACATCACCACTGAGAAATCTATAACTGATCACGGCATTTCAATTGTTGCACAGAAAGATTGTGCCTTGTTACGAGTTGTTCAGGGTGATGAGATTTGTATTAATGATAGGTGATAACTCTGTAAGTAAATGAAATGAACTTACAGATTATCACTATCATATTATAGAACGAAAGGAAAATATATGTTGACATAAAGAACGCAATAAACGATACTGAAAAATATAAGATAGAAACTCACATTTTGTGAAAGGAATATAAATGAAGAAGCAACGTACCAGTGAACATAAAGTTCTATCGGCACTACGTAAGCGTTATCGTGTAACTCGTAAGACTGCGATTGAACGTAACCTATCAGAAAATCTTACAGCTACAATAGCAAGGCTTCGGCAACGAGGCTACGATATTGATACTGTAAAAGCATATACACCTGAAGGTTCTACATACACTCGCTATCGTCTTGTAGATGAACCACAACTTAACGTAATTTAATTTAGAAAGGATATATAATACTATGAGTATTATTCAAGGAACCGCATACTGGGCTTCGGTAACCCAACCTAACACCACCTATGAGCCTGTATGGTCTGTAGATGTAGGTAATCTCTCAGCTGCCGCTAAGAAAACTTTAAAGGCAGATGGTCTGGGAGATAAGATTAAAAATAAAGATGATGAGAAAGGTGATTTCATCAACATAAAACAAAAAGTCAACAAGCGTGACGGCTCTACGTTTGAACCACCAAAGGTTGTTGATGGTATGAAGCGTCCATTCGCTTCTCTTATCGGTAATGGCTCTGAAGTTGCAGTAAAGTACACTGCAAGGGAATGGGAGTACAATGGTAAGGCAGGTATCACTGCTGATCTTAAAGCAGTACAGGTTATTAAACATATCCCGTATGGAGATGGTGAAGATTTCGATACGATTGGTGGAAATGATCTTGATGATATTCCTTTTGACGATGTTCCTATGACTGCAGCTGGTTAAATATAGCAGTCATTTACGGCAAGGAAGGGTAGGATTTTAAAGCTCCTTTTGCCTACCCTTCCTTTTTTTTTAAGGAGTCTTAGGTATAATTATGGCTAAGAAAAAATCAATCAAGACATTAGTAGATGATATCTATAAAGTCTTTGAAGAATATCAATCGCCATCACAAGAAGACCTAGATACATTTTCAAAAAACATTACTGAGATAGTTTCCTCTCGTATAGCTGAGAGGAGAGAACGCAAACAACACCTACGATTATCACAGATAGGTACACCTAATAGAAAACTTTGGTATTCTATGAATACAGATCAATCTGAAATTTTATCAGGTCAAGATCGTTTGAAGTTTATGTATGGTGATCTTCTTGAAGAACTACTCAATCTTTTAATTAAAACTTCGGGTCATAAGATCGAAGACCTTCAGAAAGAATTAAAGATTGATGGTGTTGTTGGTCACCAAGATTGTACGATAGATGGTGTGGTTACTGACATTAAATCAGCAAGTTCTTTTGCAACTAAAAAATTTACAGATGGTTCAATACTTAGAGGTAACGATCCATTCGGTTACGTTGCACAGATATCAGCTTATGCTGAGTCACAGAAACAAACTAAGGCTGCGTTCCTAGTTATTAATAAAGAAAATGCAGCTTTACATTTACTTGAGTTAGATTTCTTTGATATGATAAACGCTACTGATCGTGTTAAAGAATTAAAGCAGGTAGTTAAAAATGATATCCCACCTGAAAAATGCTATGAAGATCAAGCTGAAGGAATGTCTGGTAATCGTGTACTTAATATGCATTGTTCTTGGTGTCCCTATAAGTTTACTTGTTGGTCTGATGTTAACAATGGTACTGGCTTGCGTGTATTTAAGTATGCAAAAGGTCAAAGGTATTTTACAAATGTTAGTAAAGAGCCGAATGTTCAGGAGATTACATGTTAAATTTTGACAAAGGAAAACAAGATGTTTTATTTAGTACAGCTAGAATTACTAATATTGCAAAGTTTTGTAATGCAATCTATGACAACAGTAGAAAGCTTGGTGTAGATCAGGATGTACAAGATAAAAAAAGAACAGGCCGTGAAGTAAATCTACAAGGTATGGCAGCGGAGATTTGGTTTAAAGAACGATATCAAATTCCTTACTCGTTAGAGATAACTGAAGAGGCTATTAAACCTAGATCATATCTAGAAGATATAGATGTTCAGTATAAAGATTTGATATTTGAGATTAAACAAACTACGTATTCCAATGGGTGTTTATTTCTAAGACCTTCAACACCTTACCATAAAGAAAGAAAAATTCTTGGAGATATATATGTCTTAGTAGTTGGATCATTTCCACATTACGAAACATGTAAGTTTATTTCTAGAGAAGAATTTATTTTTATTAACTCAGACGATGAAGGTGTCCTAACAAAACGTATGCACAAACGTATTGGAAAACCGGGGTACTTTGTAGAACAAAGTGAAATGAAAAACACATTAACTGAAGCAGTAAAGTGGCTAAAAGAAAACGAAAAACTAGCCGCTTAAATTTTAGAAGTGGATCAGAGAAGAAATGTTCTGACCTTCTAAATAAAAGAAAGGTAGAGTATGCTTATGAACCTACGAAGTTTCCGTATGTTCTAACAAAGACATACCTACCTGACTTTTATATTTCTAAATATAATTTTTACATAGAAGTTAAGGGTAGGTTCACAAGCTCAGATAGAGCGAAGCATCTGTATGTTAAGAAGCAACACCCTGACTTAGATGTAAGATTTATGTTTGATAATCCAAATGCAAAACTTTATAAAGGAGCATCATCGACAAATGCAGATTGGGCTGTAAAACATAACTACCTATACTGTAAAACATCCGAAGGGATTCCGAAAGAATGGTTTAAAAATGCCTACAAAAAACACAAGTGATATAAATATATTACTAGATGATTTAATAATTAATAGTTCCCAATCAACCTCACCTGAACGAACTTTATTTTTAGCAGTCATACTTCAAGCTTTACTTGACGCTACAAAACCCACATACAATGGCGAAGCAGAACAGTCAGACCTTGATAGAAGAAGTGCAAAAGCTTGGTTCAGTTCTTCAGTAGGTGTTACTGCTAAAGATTTTTCTGATGTGTGTGATATGGCTGGAGTTAATGTTAGCTATACAAAACACTTTGCTTATAAAGTTTTACAGTCAGGTGAAATTACTTTTATTCGTAAGCGTATTAACGCTCTTCTTACACATGATTAGGATTACAATATGAAAGATAATGTAAACCACCCAAGTCATTATAACTATGCTGGTGTTGAATGTATTGATGCTATACAAGCAGCTACAGGTAAGGAAGGTTTTGAAACCTACCTACAAGGAAACATTATGAAATATATATGGAGATATAAATATAAAAATGGAGTAGAAGATTTACAAAAAGCTAAGTGGTATTTAGAAAAATTAATATCAGTACAGGAATAATAGGAATGATGCATACCATGAAAAATAAAACAAGAGAAATAAAAGTAACAGAGTTTCATAAAAAGTTTAACCTAGATGTAGATAGCCAGCCACGAGAATCTCTTTTAAGTTTAAGATCAAAACTTATTCTTGAGGAAGCTAATGAAGTATCAGAGGTTTTAAATGAAATGAGCATGTCTGTTATACAAGG